AGTGTTGTCGATATCTCACAAGAGAATCGATCCTTGTGACGTTTGAGTTCATCACCTGGTTTATAAATTCTTGCATAGGTATAATTAGGGGTTAACTTTAATCCTGTTGTTTTTTCCATAACAGGTTGAAGTTTTAATAATAAAGTTTCAAATGCCATATTCGCATATTGAGAATAGGTATTTGGAATCTGTTCATCAGCACTTTCATAATAACCAATCATGGTTTCAAAAGGTGAAATATATCTTTCCTTGATGCATGTATCATAAACCTGTTTTTGCATTGAAAAATAGTTATATAAAAAGGTAGCTAGATCTTTAGATATCGCTTCTTCAATGACACAAAAGTTATCTTTTTTAAAGCTGTATTTTTTAGACATTCTTAGCCATCTCTTTCAAGACCGCTGATATACAAATGTGAATAAATCTAAATGGTTTCTTACCATGATCTACTGCATATTCATGTTCCATGTATCCTGGAAATATAATCAAAGTTCCAGGTTTAGGTTTAAAGTGTATAAGTTCTGTACCATGAAAGACACCATTACCAGGTTTCATTTTTAATTTAGTAGCACGAGCGCCTGTTCTTGGTTCGTGAAAAACAGGATAAGAAGTTTCGGGTCCACATTTTAAAAAGTAAAATGCATTGACATGAGTGTTCCAATGAATGTGTGCACTGTGATGACCACCACCTTTTTTAGCAAATTCTTGAACCCAACTTTGTTCATAAAAAGTTTGATACTGACTCATATCAAAACCTTGCCAATCTAAAAACTCCCAACACTTTTGACCAACATAATTATGAAAGTCTCTAAATTTAGAATCAACAGTTAAAGGTGTTGAGTGATGACTAATTCCAAAGTCACCATGTTTTTTAATATGATCTTTGTTTCTTTTTCTTGCTTCCTTAATATAAGGTTCACTTGCTTTGTTAAGTGATTTAATGAATTCAGGTTTTTCCTCAATCCATATGGGTGTTTTAAAATATTCTAATATTTGCATACCTACCTAAATGGATACCCAAGGTTCCATATAACCAATGAATATCTAGTTCCTCTTGTTACGGGTTGAACACGATGCCACACAAAAGAAGGAAATACCACAATTGATCCTTTGGGTAATATTTCTTTTGAGGTGATGACGTGTTTGTCTTCATCTCTCATATGCGGATCATAAGATCTTGTATCAAATTGAAGTTCACCACCTGTATATTCAGAACCGTCAGTTAACTGACAAGTTACAGAAAGCTTTCTAATCATTCCATTTTCTGGACCTTCTTTTTCATAAGGTTTATCCCAGCTATCACAATGCCAATCATAATATTGATTGAGTTTATATTTTGTAAATTGACATGATTCTGATCTTACCCAATCAAAATTCCAACCTGCATTTTTATTAGCTTGATGCACATAAGGATGTATTTCTTTATAAATCCAAGTATCATTCAACCAGACTAAATCTGATTTTCTTTTTCTTTGCATATTTAAAACTTGGTCTTCATTTAATTCTTTGTCACCAAATCCACCTGTTCTTGCCATAGTTTCTTTTTGTGATAATGCATATTTAATAATGTCATCACATAATTTTGGTGGTAATGCAGACTTAAAAGCCCAGTAATAATTAGATAAATTCATAAGTAATGGTTTGTATAAAGTTTAATTCGTCACTCGTATTTGGTGAGATGTAATACATTTGTGTAGCTGGAAACATGACAAAGGTATTATTATTGATTGGTATATCCCAAGACCTTCCTGCTCTTCTATTATCATCAAAATGAATTCTTACAAAACAAGAATCTTTTGCTAACTTAACACCATATAAAAATACAAAGTCAGGTGAGTTTCTAAGATCAACTGGATCCACTTGTTTTAATGGAAGTGATGCTTCTTTGGGTTTATAAATATCTCCCCATGTCTTTTTATTTACCAATTGAAAACCATATTCTAAATTAACATGATCTCTCATGTAAGTATTCAACATGTCCCATTTTCTAGAAAATGGAAATTCTTTACCAAATAAATTTGATGTTAAAATATCTTGCGCAAGTTTTTCTCTATCAATATCCCAATCTTTTGGCATATCAATAGTGCCGTGATACAATGCTATTTCTGACAATACTTTCTTTTGCATACCTGTAGGTATGTAATATTATATCAAAGATAAGTCAAGTATTAGGCTAAAGAGTCAGCTAAAACCCAACCTGCAGTATTGTCTGCTTGGTAGGCATCTTCATCCCAAGAGTAGCCCCATTGATGAGTGCCAGCTTCGTTTTGAGAAGTTTGTTCAGTTGTTAATGCTGGTGCATCTCCTAATGGAGATTTCCAAGATGCGCTTGCATTATGTTTGACCCATGATGCATGTGGTTTTTTAGGCCAGAAGATATTGTCATCTTCATTCCAAGTATAACCAATCCCTGCGTAGTTTCCTCTAAATGCTTTTGAGTTATCACCAGAGTTATGTGTATTACCTGATGTGTTGTAAGAAGTTTGAATCCACATTTGTGCAGGCCAGTTGTTGTGCCTTTCCAAATATTGTTGACCTACTGCTTCGTCTTCAACACCATCAGCGTTAAGCATATCAGAATTATTCAAGGTTAATACTTGAATTACTTTTCCGTTTGCTCCTAGTTTTGCGAAATGTGCCATAATGTTTCTCCTTATATGTTATTTGTTAAAGTTTGTAAATACACATTTATTATTGATATTTATATCTAATAATAACAATACCAGATCCTCCTGTTTGACCTGCTCCTGCTCCACCACCTGTATTAGCCGTACCTGCTGCAATAGGTGAATTACCAGAACCTGTTCCTCCACCTCCACCTGGTGTTGCTGGAGCTAAACCCGTGCTATTACCAGCACCTGATCCACCACTCGCTCTTACTGTTGCAGTTCCATTTATAGAAGTTGTTGTTCCTGCTCCTCCAGAACCTCCAGATTCTCCACCTCCTGCTCCTGCTCCTGTTCCAGTAGCGCCACCGCCACCTCCACCACCTAATTGACCTGGCCAACTTCCTTGTCCAGTTCCACCATTACTTCCTTGTGGCGGACTCACTGGTGGTGTATTACCTGTTCCCGCAGTTGTAGCCCCACCACTTTGTCTACCACCACCTCCTCCACCAGAACCACCTGGTTGTCCTGCATAAAAATTTGAACCACTAAATCTTCCGGCTCCACCTCCACCACCACCTGTTGATGTAATAGTTGAAAAAACTGAATTTCCACCTGATGATCCAGCTGGAACACCACCTGTTCCTCCAGCACCAACTGTAATTGGATAACCTTGTGCTGTTAAAGTTAAAGAAGTAGAACTTGCTAAAGGAGATGCTGTATAACATCCAGATGTTGCTGCCACATGAGATTCTCTGTAACCACCTGCACCAGCACCACCTTCTACACCACTCCAACATCCTCCTGAACCTCCGCCACCTCCAGCTGCGATAACTAAATAATCAGCTTTGTCACCACCTCCAGCACAGTTTCCAACTGAGGCTACACAAAAAGTTCCTGGGCCTGTAAATGTATGAATTTTGTAATCTCCGCAAGTTGTGATCGTTCCTCCTGTAGCACTAATAAAAGTTGCATTTTCAGCAATATCACTTGCCTTGGAAGCATCTGTAAGAACCCAACCACGTGTTGCGTCAACATAGATGAATTGTGAGTTGGCTCCTTCTATTAAAATAATTCCATTTCCTGTTCCACCATCAAATTTATTTCCATTAGGATTAATTGTTAAATTATTTGTATCAAAAGTATTTGCATAATCTTTTAAAGCAACAACATCACCTGCTGTTGGGGATGCTGGAAAAGTTACCGTAAATGCTGCACTTGTTGTGTTACAAAAATAACCTTTATTTGAAACTGCTGTAAACCCAGAAGTTTTTGGTGTTGTATCCCAATCCACAACTCCAGCTAAACCAGGAATAGTTCCTGATGTATTATTAATTGTTCCACCAGAAATTCCAGCTGTTGTTATTGTTCCTGCATTGGTTGTCGTTGTTCCAGATGCAATAGTAACAGAGTCACCACTATCTCCGATAGTTTGAGTTGTCCCTTTTCTTGGACTAATTTTATTTGTCTTAATTTCACTCATTACTGATATTTATAACGGATTATGACTATTCCTGATCCACCTGATCCACCACTTGAACCTGGACCTGGAGGATTAGTGACACCACCACCTCCACCGCCACCACCAGTATTGGCTGTTGCTGCTCCACCTGCTTTTTCAGGCTCTGGTTTTCCAGTATCTGGTATTCCTCCTAATCCACCACCACCTGTTCCACCAGCAACTCCACAAGCTCTTATTGGTGCAGGTACGTTTGATCCTTGTGATCCACCACCACCGCCACCAGCTCTTGCAACAGCAGATCCTGTTATTGAACTTGTTGCTCCATCACCACCAAAACCTACTGGACCAGTTGGATAATCTCCTCCTGTTGTTCCTGCGTCTGTAGCACCACCTCCGCCACCTGATTGTTGAGGAGAAGCAGAACCACCTGCTGTTCCTTGTGCAGGAGAAACAGGAGGTGTGTTTCCTGCTCCACCTGATCCTTTTGGACCACCACCTGTACTTCCACCTCCTCCACCATTTCCACCTGAGTTTCCTGGTGTATCTGGTGAATTTGAACCACCACCTGCTCCACCACCAGCACTTGTTATTGTACTAAAAACTGAATTTGAACCATTTGAACCTCTTCCATGTACTGGTGCAGGAGCACCTGCTCCACCTGCTCCTACTGTAATTGGAAAAGCTGTTGCTGTTACTGTTATTCCTGTTGGAGTAGCCAAAGGACTTGCCGTGTAGGAACCTGAATTAGCTGAACAATGTGATTCTCTATAACCTCCTGCTCCGCCACCTCCACCACCGTGTCCTAAAGATGCGCAGTTTCCTCCACCTCCTCCAGAACCACCTGCTACCACTACGTAGTCAACAGTATTAGGACCACCTGAAGGATTTCCAATTGAGGAAACACAAAAAGTACCTGGGGCTGTAAAAGTATGAATTTTGTAATCACCACATGTTGTAATCGTTCCACCAGTGGCTGTAATAAAAGTTGGATAAGTAATATCAGATGCTTTAGCGGCTGCAGTTGAAACCCAACCTTGTGTTCCATCTACATAAATTAATGCAATGGCTAAACCTTCTGTCGATATAATATAATCATTTGCTATACCTTGAATATTAGAACCATTTCTTGCAATGGTAATATTATTTGTATCTGCTGTATTTGCGTAATCTTTGATACCGACAATATCACCAGCGCTTGGTGATGCAGGTAAAGTTACTGTAATAGCTGCTGAAGTTGTGTTTACGAAATATCCGTTTCCTGCAACTGCAGTGAAGTTTGCTGTCTTTGCAGTGGTATCCCAATTGACTTTATTAGAAATTGTACCTGTAATTGTTCCACCAGAAATTGTTCCAGTGTTTGTGATGGTTCCTGAATTTGTAATGGATCCTGCTGATGTTAATGTAACACCTGATGGTATAGCTAGTGTATCACCACTATCTCCAAGTGTAACGGTGCCACAATTTGTTGTCGGGGTAATTTTGTTAACTTTAACTTCACTCATAATATTTCCTTATAAACTATTTTTTTATTGGTATCTATACCTAATAATTACAATACCTGATCCTCCTGCTGCAGAACCATTTGTTCCATGTGCAGTTCCGCCTCCACCACCGCCGCCTGTATTAGCGGTTCCAGCTGATCCTTGACCACCTGGTTGATTTCCACCTGTTCCTCCACCACCAGCTCCACCAGCGCCTTGACCACCACCGCCGCCTCCAGCGTATGTAGTTGCTGATCCTGAAATTGCATTAGGTGCACCTGCACCCCCTACTCCATTTGGTCCATTACCACCTACTGCTGTAGCTCCACCACCTCCTGCAGCTTGTGTTGGTCCTGGAGCAGATCCTCCATTATTACCTTGTGGTGGACTTACGGGGGGTGTGTTACCAGATCCAGCTGCATAAGTTGGAGTAGAACCTCCCCCTCCTGATCCACCTGAAGTTGCTGTTCCTGCTGGAGATCCACCTGGTGCGTATGCTCCAACTCCTCCACCTGCACTTGTTATTGTACTAAAAACTGAATTTGCTCCGCTCGCTCCAGCGCTTCCTCCTGCACCAACTGTGATTGGAAAACCTGTTGCAGTAACAGTTAATGAAGGTGCTTGTAAAGGTGCAGGACCATATCCAGAAGCTCTGTATCCTCCTGCTCCTCCACCACCTCTCGTTTGAGATGTTGGAGATTGTCCTCCAGGAATTGATCCAAATGAAAAACCACCTGCACCACCTCCTGCTACAACCATATAATTAACTGTATCTCCACCGCCAGCAGGATTACCTACTGAAGTTACACAAAAAGTTCCAGGAGATGTAAAAGTATGAATCTTGTCATTACCACATGTTGTAATCGTTCCTCCAGTCGCTACAATAAAAGTTGCATTTTCTGAAATATCACTAGCTTGTGCGGCATCAAAGGTTAACCATCCTTGAGTCGAGTCTACATAAACTAAATTAGCTGAACCGCCTTGTGTGTTGATTACATAAGTATCTGTAGTTCCTTGAATTTTATTTCCGTTAGGATTGATTGTAATGTTATTTGTTTGAGCAGTTAATGCATAATCTTTAATACCAATAAAACTTCCAGCAACAGGAGTTGCGGGTAATGTTATTGTTACACCACCTGATGTTGTATTAATAAAATAACCTTTATTTGTTTCAGCTGTAAAATTTGCTGTCTTTGCTGTTGTGTCCCAACTGATTGCATTGATACCTGAATAGGTACCTTGAATATTTAATGTAGTGCCTGATCCTGTAGCAATGGTGTCTCCAGTACAACCGATTGTTGTTGTACCTCCTGCATCAACGGGTCTAATTTTATCAGTTTTAAATTCACTCATTGGTCTCCATTATTGATACTTGTAACGTATAATTACAATACCTGATCCACCATTTCCACCACCTGGTCCACCACCTCCACCACCACCTGAGTTAGCACTTGCAGATGCACAAGCAGCTGCTCCACCATTTGGTCCTGCTGATCCAGGAGTTCCAGATTCAGATTTGCCAGCTCCGCCACCTGCTTTTCCAATAGGGGATCCTGGAATAGATGTTGTTGTGCCTGGTCCTCCATTTCCACCTTGTCCAGAAGATGAATTTGTTCCTACACCAACAGCTCCACCACCGCCACCACCATTCGCAGAACCTCCTGGTCCTGCTGCACCATTTCCACCATTACTTCCTTGAGGTGGACTTACTGGCGGAGTATTTCCTGATCCACCTGATCCTGTATTTCTATTTCCACCACCTGATCCACCTGATCCATTTGGAGTCATTTCTCCAGGTGTGCTTCCATTTCCACCGCCACCACCTGCTGACGTAATTGTTGAAAAAACTGAATTTGATCCTTTGGACATATGACCACCAGGTGCACCAGCTCCAACAGTTATAGGAAAAGCTGTAGCTGTAATAGTTAAACCTGTTGTGACTAAAGGAGACGCTGTGTATTCAGGAGCGGATACTCTTCCTTCTCTAAAACCTCCTGCTCCACCTCCAGCACCAGAACCATTTGTTCCACCGCCTCCACCACCCGCTACTACTAAATAAGAAACAGCGTCTGGTCCGCCTGTCGGTGCTACAGGAGAGTTACCAACTTGAGAAACACAAAAAGTTCCAGGAGATGTAAATGTATGAATCTTGTAATCACCACATGTTGTTTCTGTTCCACCTGTTGCAACAGTAAATAGTGGACCTGATATATCCGATTTTTGAGAAGCACCAGTTAACAACCAACCTTGTGTTCCATCCACATAAATTAATGTAACTGATCTTCCTTCAGTACTAATAACAAAATCGTTTGCTGTACCTTGAATGTTTGATCCGTTTCTTGCTAATGTAATATTGTTTGTATCTGCTGTGAAAGCATAATCTTTAACTGCAACTAAATCTCCAGCTGTTGGACTCGCTGGTAATGTAACTGTGATTGCTCCGCTTGTTGTATTTACAAAATATCCTGTACCTGCGACTGCAGTGAATCCTGTTGTTTTAGCTGTTGTATCCCAACTTACAATTCCATCAATTCCTGAAACTGTTCCACCAACACTTAATGATGCACCGCTTGGAATGCTTATGGTATCTCCGCTATCTCCTAATGTAACTGTTCCGCATGCAGCAGTTGGAGTTATCTTGTTAACTTTAACATTGCTGGCCATTACTGATACTTGTACCTTAT